TGATTTTATTAGTTAATTCTTCTTCATTTAGGTCTTTAAATTCTTCAAAATCAGCATATCCATTTTCTACTAGATCCTGTATGATATCTTTCTTATTGCTTACCAACCACTTCTTATCTTTATAAATTTTCGCGAATTTATCATGAATGTTTGTAATCTTTATATTATGATTTTCTGGATGCTTTCCATTAAAATGTTTTAGTTCGATTAATTTGGATATTGCAGATAATGGAGTTTCTAATAATTTAACGAATCTATTAAATGTAATATAATCAATATTCTCTGAACCATAATTATTTATTACTATATTATTAACAATTCCATTATTTATATTATTAGTTTTATTTGTAATTTTATTTGAAATTTTACTTGTATTTTTAGTTTTCAGTACTGCTACTTCATTCATAAGTTTTTCAACCTGTATAACCAATGCATCATAATTTTTTTGTAAGTCATTTTTATCATTCAATGAATCATTTGATTGTTCTTCTATATTATTTTTTTCTTTGCAAGTTTTTTCGTGTCTATTACAACTTTTATAACATGATAATTTTTTACTACAAAATTTACAAATCGCAGATATTTTATTTTCTGTGCTATTTTTGTTGATTTTTGTTAATTTATGTTGATTATTTTTGTTGATTTTTGTTAATTTATGTTGATTATTTTTGTTGATTTTTGTTAATTTATGTTGATTATTTTTGTTGACATTGTGTGTAATTTCATATTCAGTAGCTTCCTCGTCGAATCCATATAATTTTAATATATCGTATATACTCGTCTCGTTGAATTTTGATGGACATGTGTTTTTCTTTAATAAATGGAGTCTGAATTTTGATTTGTGATCTGTATTGTAATCACATCTACTGCATCTATAATTTACCATAATATTATTATATTACAATAGAATATATTTCTTAAATATTTTTGTCTATTTTTTGTCTATTTTTTGTCTAAATTCGTCTAATTTTTAGTCTAATTTTGTCTAATTTAATACTTTTATTTTGAGAGAGAGAGTTTTATATTTTAAATTAATAAGAAAATCATTTTAACGATATGTAATATAGATTCTATAATATGCAATATGTAATATAGAATCTTAGATATACAATATGTAAATTATAATATATTTATTTAAATGAAATTAAGTATGCCTGTGTTCAAAAATAACGCGGATGTTTTATCATCATATTTTCTTTTGTTGAATGTGAACATAATATTGTATGTCTTAAAATAACAATTATATTAAAAAATTATAAAAAGTCAAATAGGCCATAGCGATTTCAATAAAAATATCATATAATAGTACCATAACAGTATCAAAAATGTTAGATTTTTTTAAAACATATTGGTCATTATCATCTTTGATATACACATCTACTTTTCGAAATCCATTATACCATGCTGCGAATGTCCACCAAGAACTGACGTACATCATTACGAAAAACATATAAAATTGTCTGTATCTATGTTCAGGATATTGATATAATGAGTAAATATTATAGAGAATAATACTGAACATACCAAGTAATGATCCTGTAGTATTGACTTGTCTAACAGATGTTTGTATTGTAGTTTTCGGTTTATTACAAACATTTAATACAATTAATGAAATTAATACGTGGAGAAATATATTGTGTATAGAACTATAAAATCGATCGCCAAAGTATAACCCTAATGTTGTGATAAATCCACCTTCTTGAAACCCCTGTATAAAAAGACCTAAATAGTGTGGAAGGGTTACACTATTGTTTTTATCATAATAATAAACCATAGGTTTAATGATACGGGTATTACTTGTGTGTAAAAAAAATTCAATAACAGTCCAAATTAATGTAGAGTATCCTAATAACATAAAACAATCGGTAGAATTATTCGTAATATATTCTTCCAAACATAATCCCAAAGAAAATAAACAATAATTTATTTTTGTATTAGCTTTTGTAGCGAAATCCCCTATTCGAACAATATTATACTTATTATTTGATAGCATATTATAATATTAAACATTATTTTAATTTGAATAATAATTTGTTTTTATAAAAAATATAATAAATAATAACTTGTAATAAAGTTTATGGATAAACAAATTGAGCTTGAATTGTTAAAATTAAGAAACATCCTTTCATGATATACATGATTCAATAATATCCTACCGACATATTAAAAAGTTGTGTAAATCACGTGTATTATCTTAAAAAAATTGATTTATATTATATTAGAAAAATAATAAATATAGTATTATGAACAAACAACCTCATAAAACTAAATTAGATACTGTATCGCATCATTATACAGATAATAATAAAGATTTTAATCTCTTAGACTTTATAAAGAATTCTGATTTTTCAAACAATATACATTCGTCTCGAAAAGCTACATTATCAGACTTTAATATTTGTGAACAAACTAATCATAATGATACATCAGAACAAATAATATATAAGAGACAGGAAAACTATGGCGAAAGAAAGCGTATCAAACCATGACGAACGGGAACAAAGAGTCAACAAATTCCTGCAAAAGGTGGAAAGAATAAAGGAGGTAAATAAGCATACATTGTTGAATTGTTGAATATTGAATGACGTCTTAGAAAGTCAGATAAATAAGACCGATAAATAATCGAACAATACAATAAAAATTATTTAATTTATATTTTTGAATAGACTTTATATCTACATATTTAAGTAAATATTATAATGAAATTAAAAGTTAAATAAATGTAAATTCTCCAAGTTTAGAATTAAATTATCTATAAAATTTAAATAAAAGTATAGTTGTGCCAAGAAATATTATAGAAAAATATTAAAAAAATATTAAAAAATTTCTAGAGTATGTATATAATGAATTTTAACTATTTTGCTAATGGTGATTATGAAATTAAAAATGATGATTTATTTGAAAATTTTAAATCAATAACAGAAAACTTTTCTGATGAAACCGAAGAAACCTCGAAAGATCCTTATATTGAAACAAATGTTCCATGTTTAGAAGGAATAAAAGAAATAATTCAAAATTGTACTAATGAAAAATTAACAATGCCCAAAAGTTCTTATGAAAATTTAGTTAAATTAGAAAAAAAAATAAATTCTGGAAAAGATAAATTTCAAGGAAAACAAGAATCTAAATTTAAAGATAGCGAACTTGATAAATTTAGAAATTATATTGAAGATGTAGATAGATTTAATAGTGAAATAGAAATAATAACTGATTGGAATAATAATTTAAAAAAAAATAATTCACAAACTGAATCTTCAGAAACTTCGGACTCTTCTGAAACTGTAGAATCTTCTAATGAAAATGGAATTAATGATATAGTAGATAAAATTAAAAAAGTGGAAGATGATTTATATGAAGAAGAAGTAAGATTAACCAAGTTAAAAAAGGAATTAAGAGAAGAAGAAAATAAAGAAAATTTAAAAATAGTTGAAGAAACATTGAAAGAAGAGTTTTCTATTATAGATACTATAAAATCTAAGTATAATGAAAGTGATGTGACAAAAATATTGAAAGATGGAATTAAAAAATCTGAAGACAATATTAATTTTCTCATAGAACAAAGTAAATTATTAAATGAACAAATAGTTAAATCAGCAAAACATAACAATAAACAAAATGAAGAAGATGATCAGTTGAATGATAAAATGAACGAGGAAAGGAGAAAAATGGATGATGAAAGAAAAAAAATGGATGATGAGAAAAATGATATAGAAGATGAAGAAAGTGATATATTAGATAATCATTTAATTGCTTCAGTAATAATAGGTATGATTGTAATAATTTTAATTATATTATATTACACATTAAGATAAAAAAATATATTTAATATTATCTAATACTAAATATATGAGTTATTCAAAAATTTATTATACAGACGAACACTTTGCTAATGATAGTATTATAAATAAAGAATCTGTTATTGATGAAGAATCTGTTATTGATGATGAAGTTATTATTAAACAAAAATTAATTGATCAAGAACAAAAATTGATTGATAAAGAACAAATTAAAGAAGAAAAAAAAGAAAATAGTGATGATAAAGTTGAAGATGAAAATAATGATGATAGTTCGGATGAATATTGGAGAACTATATTTATATATGTATTTATATTTCTATTTCTAGAAATATTTTTCATAAATTTTATTATCTTAGGATAATATGTTATTATATTGATTAAATTTATAAATAATTATTTATAAATTTTATCATTCTGAATTATAATTTATTCCTACAAAAGTAGATTTACAATACTTTTTTCTGTTTTTCTTCAAGAATTAGGAAATAGTATGTTTAGCATATATTTATTTTAGTGATTTGTACATCCCGATCCCATTGGTATTATTAACATACAATAATACCAATTGTTTCATTAAATATTCCGCCCATTGGTATTATTAACATACAATATAATTGTTTCATTAAATATTCAAACCGTTGGTATTATTAACATACAATATAATTGTTTCATTAAATATTCAAACCGTTGGTATTATTAACATACAATATAATTGTTTCATTAAATATTCCGCCATGTGGTATTATTAACATACAATATAATTGTTTCATTAAATATTCCGCCCTGTGGTATTATTAACATACAATATAATTGTTTCATTAAATATTCAAACCATTGGTATTATTAACATATAATTATATTGTATATTAATTATTCAAACCGTAGGTATTATTAACATATAATTATATTGTATCTTAATTATTCAAACCATTGGTATTATTAAGATACAATATAATTGTTCCATAAAATATTCCGCCCGTTGGTATTATTAACATATAATTATATTGTATATTAATTATTCAAACCGTAGGTATTACTAACATACAATATGTTTATAATTATTGTTTATTTATATTATATATCTATTTAATTCCATAATATATTATGTATTTAGATGAATTTACCTTCAATCTGTTGTATTTATCTAATGTTAATACACGATGTATCTATTCTATATCTTCAACATACTAAATACTAAAAACTAAAGTATTTTTATCCAATTTACCATTTTAAAAATTCTTATTCTATTTTTATTAAAATTACAATTAGTCAAAAATTATTTTCTCATTTGTATTATAATATTCCAAATTAATAAAATTTA